ACAGCTTTACTCCATTGAGATATAGAACCCGCCATTCCGCTGATTTCCCGGCCAACAGACACAGCTTTTTTAATACCGGTATAGGCTGCACTGGCAGCGGCCATAGCCGTGATTGGATCAATCATGTTTCAATGTACCTCTCTGGGCAATTGGAGAAAGGACTGACTCTGTAAACGCGGTCATACCATAAGCCGTTTCTTGGACTTCCGCAATCGTAGTAGCAATACTTAAACAGTACAGTGCCAGCCCCGCTTACAAAAGCGTGGTTGAATCCTACGAACACGAGTGCGCAAAGCACTAGAACTCTCCGACAAACCTCTGAGGTCGGGCTATCGGACTGAACCGCTTGTTAACCATACCGCCAGAAGAATACTTAGTTTTTCCTGCATTGCTTAAAGCAATGGCAACCGCTTGTTTTTGCGGTTTTCCAGCAGCCATTTCGGTCTTGATGTTCTGGCTGATTACACCTTTGGTAGTACCTTTTTTAAGGGGCATAGTATCAACCCCCTTGTCGCATCTTATCGCGTTGAACCTGAATACGTTCTCGGTTCACATCGTTACGGTTGTCTGCGATCTCTTCTGAGCTTTCGATTCGAGCCGCTGCGGACGCCGCTTGCTGCTGCATCTTCTGTAGCTCGATCATCATGTCGCCCTGATCCTCTTCAGTCTTACGCTGCAAGTCTTTCTCTTTCAGAGCTAGTTCCTGCATCCGTATCTGAACCAGAGGATCGCTCATCGGATCGTTGCCAACTGGAAGTAGCCCCGGCAGAATCTCCGCCATGATTTTTTCCATCTGCAACGAAATCAACTGCTCCATCTGAGCCGGATCCTGCATGTCTTGCTGCACTTTCATGATCTGTTGTTGAGCCGCTACAGGGTCAATCGCCCCGCTCTGCGCAGCCAACTGAGCCTGACCAATGATACCTTCGATCTCACCCTGAACCATCTTACGCGACTTCTGGGAAATGTGCTCCATAACGTGGGAGTAAAAAGTACCCATTACTTGCGGAGACGTGGATACCAAGGGCGTCTTCATAAACGCCATGTGCATCCGAAGGTGCGCGTCGTGATCTTGGTCTGGGAACGTATTTAGAATCTCACCCATCAACGCACGAGCGTTCTCAATCGCAGGATCAAGCGGCTGTGGTTCAGCAGGGGGCGGCAGAATCTCATCGATATTCTGGACTTCAAGAGCCTGATACATCCTACGGTACGCCGCGTTCAAGTTGTGCAACTGCGGGTTAGACTGAGCCAACTGCAACTGCGTCTGAGCAAGTGTCACACGCTGCGCCATCGAGAAGATGTTCGGGTCACTGACCGGAATAACATCCACACGACCATCAAAGTCCTCGGCCATGATCATGCGATCACCGCCAACCACGTCATACGGGTAGCCGTCAGCAGGCATGTTGTCCCTAAAGATCCGAGCTAGAACACGGAACTCTTGGCGTTGTGCATAATGCAGCCGTTTGTGGATAGCAGACATGACCTTCATGCCGCGCTCCAGCATAGCCACTGTAGTCCCCACAGGAGCCGCTGCGTTGCCATCTCCTGTCTGTTGGTCCGCCAGTGACACAAAGCGTCTTCCGCCCTCTATGAGAGCTCCTAGAAGCTGCGCTAGAGTGGCTGATGGTTCTTTGTACGGCAGTGGGATAATCGCATCCCGTATGTTGCCGCCAGGAGCATCAATGTCCCGCCATTCTCCAGGCTGTAAGGGCTCATCGTCATTCCGAACCCTTACACCCCGAGCCTTGAACCCAGCAGGGAGGTTTGCCAAGGTTCCGGCGTCGATCAACTGGCGAAGAATGCTCGTAGCCGCGCGGCCCAAACCACCAATCATGTGGATCAAACCAAAGCCATAGAACCCTAGACCAGGCATAAACTTGTAGTGAACAAAGTATTGCTGCTTCTTAGCAATCTTGCCGCCCTCTTCAAAGTTACGGCGAACAGACAGGATATGACCTGAACCCTCATCCAACGTAACAATGTAAGGAATAGCTACCCCTGTAGGCTCTCCGTCAGGGGCCATGTCTTCAAAGCCCTCGATGTCTAAGTCAACGTGCATCTCAAGAACAGTATAAACTTCGTCTGAGTAAGTACGCGAAGTGCCTTGCAGATCGTCAACCTTCTGACGAACCTCGTTCTCGTGGTTGAATGCGCTTAACTCTACATCACGGTAAAAGCCAGCTAACTGCATCTTGCGGATTTCATTCCCGTCCATGCGAAGAACATGCGTAACGCGGGAAGCTGTCGCCAAATCAGAGGCGGCGTAAGGAACAACGAGATCCTGCGCAGGGATAAACTTAGATACCGCCCGCTGCTTCGCCTCGTCAAAGTAAACTTTCTTAAACGTAGAGCCGGATAGCGGTAAATAAAACAACAACTGATCCATGTCCGGATCAAACTCTTCCATGACTTCCATTATCTGGTAGTTCATGAAATCCTTAACTCGTTTCGCCTGCTCTTCTCGGGCGGCATCCTGTAGACCTAAGACCTGAGTCTTGACGGGGCCACCAGACGGCAGGAGCTCCTTGTAGGCCTGTGCTTGGAACTGAGTCACACTCTCCGCAATAAGAGGGTGGGTGACACCAGAGGCCCCTTGAAAGGGTTGTGTGCGCTCGTCGTACTTAACGCCAAGCTGGTCTAGCCCCTGAGTGTAGGTTTCTTCCCACTCGGAGCGAGACTCCATGTCATCTTCATACGACGCACGAAGATCGGAAGATATCTCGCCAAGGTACGCATCGTCTAAATAATCCGCCAAGTTGGCGTTGTGTGGAATCTGCTCTTCAGGTTCTTCACTCTGCATGGCTTCAGCCAGCGCCTGAATAATCGCTCCGCCCTGACCATCATCCAAAACCTCTGCACCACCAGCGAAATCTTCAGGCTGGGCTACGGAAACATCAACCGACGCCTCTGTAGGCATCATGTCCTCGGGGGAAATTCCAGAATCTAAAAGTGGTGGCAAAGCCATTAGTAATACTCCCGCTTACGGCGATATTCGTTTTCTTCTTCTTCCTCACCGTGAAGGGATATAAACCCACCTTGGCGAAAACGCATCAATGCTAAAGTCATGCTATCACAATAGTCGTCGTGATCTCCATTAGGAAATGAAACAACTTCCTCTATGACCTCATCAGCAAACTTCTTGTCCTTTGGGGCCCACACTACACCAGCCTCGAACAATGGCGCAACCATGTGCATTCTCGTCACCTTATCACGTCCTTTGCCCGGCGAGAAGCCCAGTGCTGGGATGCCTCGTAGCCGCAACTCGTCGATGAGAGGCGTACCAGTCGCTTTCGCCTCGACTAACACCATGTCCGGCTCCCAGTACTCGTGCTCTTCAAAGGCTTTTTGCTTTAACTCAGGGAAATTCCATCGCCCGCGCTGCGCATCCATCAAAATGAGGTGGTCAGTCCCCCCTTCCTCGGGCTGAAAGACGCCCCAAGTGGTGATCGCTGAGTAATCCGCCGTCTCTTTCTTGGAAAACGCTGTGTCATACGCCTGAAGAATGTACTTGACAGGGGGAATCTTCTCTTCTTCCCAGTCCTGCCACCAATCACGCTTGATTATCGCAGATTCTGACGCCGTAGGGTTCTGCTGCCACTGCGCATTCCACTTTCCGACAGGCAAAGACGCCTTGATCGAAAGCAAAGCGTCCTTATCCCAAAATTCCGGCCACAACGGGTTGTCACTCGGCAGAATTGCAGGAAATTCCACAACCTCCCACTGGTCAGACATGATATCACTGCCCTGCTGGGCCAATAATCTGCCTGTCAAGTCTTTTTTACCCCATCGGGTCATAACCAAAATTATTGTTCCACCCGGTTGGAGACGCTGACGAGGCCCAGAAGTGTACCACTCGTAGGCATTGTCGAATGCGCTCTCGCTTAAAGCGTCCTGTTCCGAATGCGGGTCATCAATGATAAGTAAATCCGCTCCGCGACCTGTAATCGCCGCGCCAACGCCAGCAGCAAAGTACTCCGCACCCGCTGTAGTGCCCCACTTACCCGCGCCCTTGTTATCTTCCTTGAGATTCGTGTTGGGAAATATCTCTTTATACGCTGGATCATCAATCAAATCTCTCACTTTACGTCCAAACCGTACCGCCAACTCAGTGTTGTGCGTGGCCTGAATGATCTTTAACTTCGGATTACGGCCCAAAAACCACGCTGGCATCAGGAAACTTGCAAACTCCGACTTGGAATGTCGAGGCGGCATGTTAATTATCAAACGCTTGAGCTCCCCTCGCGCAACACGCTCAAGTTTTTCAGCAATTATCCGGTGATGACTGCCCTCGATGAAGTTTTCGTACACATGGTGCGCAAACGGCATGAACTTCTCATAAGCTTCTTCCCGTAAATCAAGCCTTTTCTTGGCCTCGGTTAAGGCCAAGATTTCTTTTAAGGCTTCTTCGGGAAGTGCCTGTAGATTCATGTGATAGAAACCGTTGGTCGTACTCGTTCATAGCTAGACGAAGTCGTTGTCTTGCGCTTCTGACCTGGGCTCGAACGACCTCGGTTGCCTGAAAGACCCGTATATGCCCTCGTTCCAGCGCCCGCACGTTGGCGAGATGACCGAACAGTTGTCGTCTTCTGGCACATCGGACCAGTGCTGGTTTCTACCAAGGAAAAACCATCTCCACACTCGTATACTAGGTTGCCGTCTTCATCCAAAGTTATTTCGGGCGGGATGAATATCTCTGGCTCTTCCTCTTCCTCTTCTTCAATCTCGTACTCAGGGTCAACGATTATATCTTCTTCGTCGTAAGGGTCGACCTCAATCTCAACTTTTTCCTCGACCTCTTCCTCGACCTCTTCCTCGACCTC